AGATGAGGATACTGGAGAAGTAACATATAAATCAGCTCCTACATGGCATGATATAATCTTTACAGGTAAAGTAGGTGTTCCGCGATATTCCCATGATAAAGCTTTTTGTATTATTAAAGGTGAGTGGTCCATGAAAGAGGGAGTGTTGTCTGAGCTGGTTGCACTTGGTGCTAGCAAATCATATCCAAACTTTAGTATATTAACTAAGTCTGAAGCGCAGACATTAGTAAGTAGTTCAACGTTTACAGGAGAATAATGGCTAAAAAGAAAAGAATTGACCAAATACGCCAACTTTGGAATCTTTCAAATAGTTGGACTCGGAAACAATGGGAGCAAGTCAATCAAAAAGGTTATGACTTTGCCCATGATGAGCAATTAACTCAAGAAGAAAAAAATTCATTAGAAGAGCAAGGTATGCCTACTTTTGTTATTAATAGAATATTGCCTGTAGTTGAAATGTTGAATTTCTATGCTACTGCGAATAATCCTAGGTGGCAAGCTGTAGGGACAGAAGGAAGTGATGTGGACGTAGCTAGTGCTTTATCTGATCTATGTGATTATATATGGCAATTGTCAGATGGAAATAGTCTATATAATAATGCTATAAATGATTCAGTGACTAAAGGATTAGGCTATTTATTGGTATCAGTTGATAGAGATATGGATAACGGAATGGGTGAGGTTGTTATTACTCAACCTGAACCATTTGATATTTATGTAGATCCCAAGTCGCGAGATATGCTATTTAAAGATGCAGCATATATTTTGATAAGAAAGATATTGCCAAAAAATCATTTAATGAAATTATTCCCTGATGATAAGAGGAAAATTAAGCAAGCAAATAGTGATGAGCAATCTCAAAAATCTTGGTCAGTTAGAGCAATGGGAGATGATGAGCAGAAGCTATTTACCTTTAATGATGATACAGAAAATTCAAATTTAGCTCCTACTGCTGAGGGAGAGCAAGATATATTAGCAGAATACTTTGAAATATATGAAAAGGTTAAAGTATCATATATGAATGTATTTTATAGGATTCCTCCTTCTCCTGAGGTTATGGAGCAAATTAAGCAACAAGCTGAAGTAGCAGTGCAAGAAATGAAAGCTGAAATGGAAGTTAAGCTTTTAGAAACACAGCAACAATTACAGCAAGCTGTTCAAGAAGGTAAAATGATTCCTGAAAGAATGCAATTAGAGTTGCAAAAAGAACAGCAAATGATGCTACAGCAGTTGCAGGTATATCAACAACAGGTGATAAGTCAATTGCAGAATGAAGCTTCAAAGATTGAAAATACTGTTGTTTCTGAAAAAGAATTTGAAGTATTACTTGAGAATAAATTGATTGCTGATAATATTGTAGATCAAGTTCAATTTTATGATATTAGAGTAAAGCAAACTATTGCAATTGGAGATAAATTAATAAGTGAAAGAGTTCTTCCTTCTACTGTTAAAGATTATCCTCTAGTTCCATTTCATTATAAATGGACAGGTACTCCTTATCCTATGAGTGCTGTAGCTCCATTAATTGGGAAGCAAAGAGAAATCAATAAAGCTCATCAGATTATGGTTCATAATGCTTCTCTAGGTTCTTCGCTAAGGTGGATGTATGAAGAGGGAAGTATTGATGCTGAGACTTGGGAGAAATATTCTTCTAGTCCAGGTGCATTATTGCCTATTAGGCCAGGAGTTGAAAAACCTACACCTGTTATGCCAGCTCCTTTATCTACTGCATTTTTCCAAATAGTTCAGCAAGGCAAAGGTGATATGGAATACCTTGCAGGAATTTATAGTTCTATGATGGGAGATTCTGGTGGAGCAAGTGAAACATATAGAGGAATGCTAGCTTTAGATGAGTATGGCACAAGAAGAATAAAGCAATGGATGAATACTTCTATAGAGCCAGCATTAAGGCAATTAGGGCATGTAGTATTGCAATTCGCTCAATCAGTGTATTCAGCAAATAAAAGATTTAGAATTATTCAACCATCTGCTATACAGGAAGATAGACAGGTAGAAATCAATGTTCCAATATATAATGATATGGGACAAGCTATTGGGAAATCAATGGATATTACAGCGATAAAATATGATGTTAGAATAGTTTCTGGTTCTACTCTACCTATTAATAGATGGGCATACTTAGAAGAATTAAAACAATTAATGCAAATGGGAGTTATAGATGACATAGCCTTACTTGCAGAAACAGATATAAAGAATAAAGAAAATATTATAAAACGTAAGAGTTTATATTCACAATTACAAAGTCAGTTAAACTCTTTACAAGAAGCTCTTAAGGATAAAGAGGGTACTATTGAAACCTTAGAAAGACAACTTGTTCAAGCTGGTATTAAACAAAAAGTAATGCAAGCTGATGTAGAAATCAATAAAAAGAAAGAGCAAGTCAAGTCTAATATGGATAAGCAGTATACTCAGACCGAAGGAGAACAGAAATTATTGCGTAATGTGATGGCTAATAATGCCAGTACGCAATCTCAGAAACTAGCTCTTGATGCAGAGAAAATAAAAAATGATTTGCAAAATAAGAAGAGTTCTGAGTAAACTACGTTGATGAATAACAACTAAAAGGAGATGTTATGTCTAAAGAAGAAAACAAAGTAGGTAACCCTGAGATTGGTATGACTGAGGATTCTTTTGAATCAGTTGATCCATCAAAAACAGGCTCTGAAGATTTTTTTAGTGCTTTAGAAAATGATGTTAACGGAAGTATACAAGATGATCCAAGTGAGGCAACCCACATGAGTGCTGGCCCCGAAATGGCTTATGAGCCTGAGGTAACCCAAGATGCACCTGAAAGTGGCTCCAATAATCTGGAACAGTCTAGTGACAGTGTAGACTGGAAGAAGCGATACACAGATAGTAGTCGCGAAGCTGTCAAGCTAAAGGAGCAAATGAATGATTTAACTCCATTCGTACCTGTTCTTGAAGCTATGAAAAATGATAGTGGCCTTGTAAACCATGTTAGAGAATATTTGGTAAATGGTGGAGCACCTGAGAAGAATATAAAAGAAGAGTTGAATCTTGACGATGACTTTATATTTGACCCTAATGAAGCCATGTCTGAGCCAGATTCTGATAGTGCTAAACTCATGGACGCACATGTTAATAAGTTAGTAGAAAGAAGAGTAAGTTCTATTGTTACTGCTGAAAAACAAAATGCGGCAAAAGTTCAAGCTGAAATTCAAAAACAGCAAGAAGCTAAAGAGTTTAGAGATAAACACAATATGTCAGATGAAGAGTATAATGATTTTGTAGCAAGAGCAAAAGAACATATTCTCACTTTAGAGGATATTAATTATCTTATCAATAGAGATAAGGTGGTGGCAAATACTGCTAATGCAACAAGAACTGATATGCTTAATCAGATGAAAAATGTTCGTGACATGCCAACAAGTGCCAGTGGAGCCAACTCTCAAGGCAAGAAGAATAATCCAGATGGCGATGTGTTTGATGGTTTATTAGACCTTGACGGTGGCGTTGATAACTTGTTTGGATAGATAAACATTTAAAATATTAAAGGTCTATCCGAGCTTAATAAAATAGTTAAGGAGATAGACAATGGCGGATAAAACAAGTATAGTTGGAAATTCCAATTATAGTGGCCAAGGTCTCAATTCGTTAGCTGGAGCAGCTGCTAGTACGTATAATACTGGTGCTCTACGAAGAAAGTATAACTTCGGTGATAGAGTAACAGAACTTGCGTTAGCACAAGATCCATTCTTTCGTTTTGTGAGCATGGTCTCAAAAAAACCAACAGACGATCCAACTTTTAAGTTTACTGAGAAGCGTGGTTCGTATTCAAAAAGATATGCATACATGAGTGACTTCAGCAGTGCTGCTGCAGGCGTTCCAGCAACTGACCCATCAACAACAGGGACACCAGCTGCAGGTAATGTATATACTTTTTCATATTTCTGTGATTACAATAATGATGGTAATCTTCAGAATATTTATGGTCAAACAGTAAATTATGCTGAGGGAGTTGAAGGCACACAGCCTAAATTCTTCATACCTGGCCAAATAATCAGGATACCACATGCAACAACAGCAGCTTTAGCTGATTCGGGGACTACATCAGGATATACAATTTGGAAAGTTAACTCAGTTGACTTGACAACTCATCCTGAAGCTGCTACTAGTTCTACGGATTCTAATTTAAATAAAGCGGTGATTAATGCGACATGTATTAAAGGTTCTAGTGATGCAGTATTCTTTATGAATGCAGTATCAGGTTCTGATGATACTTCTGCAGATAGTCCTGCTGATGCTGGATTAGCGCATGACTCAACTATTACAACAGTTACAAAATCTATGGAATACATGGAGGCATTTAAGACTTATGTAATAGGTACAGCTCATGCTGCTGGTTCTGGTTATCCAGAGACTTGGGAAGATCAGCCTTACAGTACCAATTATGGACAGACACAGATATGGAAGACATCAGCTGTTATGAATAACACTGATAGAGCTACTGTGCTTAAGTATGAAGGTAACGAGTGGGCAAGAATCTGGAAAGAAAAGTTAATTGAACATAAGTGGGATATTGAACAGTCATTATTGTTTGGTAGACAAGATAGTACTTACTACACAACACAAGGTGCTGTTGATTTTATTTCACGATATGGTAATACTTTTAGTTTAACATTAGCTTCAAAGACTCAAGATGATTTCTTGAATGACTTGTCAGCAATGTTAGATCCAAGATATAACAATGCTAGTTCAACTGTATTCTTCTGCTCAACAGCAGTTTACAATTGGCTACATAAATTATCTGGATACTTCCAAAATAATCTAGAAACTTCACCTAACTTTAG